GCTACACACATTGCAGTATTCTCTGCCTTTACTGAAGGTATGCAATTATTCTCCTCATTCATTATGTTATTAAATTTTCCACGCCACGGTAAAATGAGAGGCATGGGTCAAATTGTAACATGGTCAGTCGTTGATGAAACTCAGCATTGTGAATCCATGATTAGATTGTTTAGGACCTATATTGAGGAAAATCGTGAAATTTGGAACGATGAGTTAAAGTCCAGTATATATACTATAGCTGAAAAGATGGTTGAACTAGAAGATAAGTTTATTGACTTGGCATTTCAAATGGGTGCCATGGAAGATTTAACAGCCGATGATGTAAAGAAGTATATTCGTTATATTTGTGACCGCCGCTTGATTTCTCTTGGACTCAAAGGTGTATTCAAAGTGAAAAAGAATCCTCTGCCGTGGGTTGAGGAAATGATTAACGCTCCAACACATACTAATTTCTTTGAGAATCGTGCAACAGATTATGCCAAAGGAGCTCTATCGGGAAATTGGGACGAAGTTTGGGCTTAAAAAAGGAAGAATATGACCGAGAAAACTTTATCAGGAGATTGTCTGAGTTGTGAATCAACTTACACTATACATTTTATGGAAGAAATGGTCTCACAAGAATTACCAGAACATTGCCCCTTTTGTGGTTCTACAATTGAAGAACTAACTGAAGAATATACCGAAGAAGAAGATGATTTAGATACCGAAGATTGGGACTAACTTACACTTATCATTGTGCCAACGACCGATGTTTCCTATTGTAGTAATTATGCCACAGTAACGACATTGTTTGTTTGGTACATTTAAGTGTTTTGAAGCTTCAGAGTTACCAAACATAGGATTATTTTTTCCCAATTTTGTTAAACTTTTTTTCTTATTACTTTCCGGTGAAAACATTGGTTTATGCCCTTTTTTGAATGAACCTTTGTTGGTTCTCATAGTTTTCATAGGATTAGTTTCACTATCAAAACCACAAGAGCTCTTTCTACGATTCATACATCTTGGTTTACCAAAATGTTCATCCAAGTATTTTTGCTCTAAATCTTTAAGTGCTTCAACGGAATTTGCGTATTCTACAATTTCTCTAGTTAGGTTATCTAGTTTTCTTATTTTTCGTACCCAAGTTCCTGAGCCCACATAACCATCATCTAGGTTTGTAGTGGTGTGTCTACCATAATAGTAGTTTCCGTTGATATGGGTTGTCTTATAAATGAAATGATAAATACTCATGCTGACACGGTCCTTTCGTATTAGAGTATGTGCGGATGCCAGTCCGGCGACATACACTTATTTATACGAATTGATATATAAAGTGAAAGATGAGGAATGGGACTAAATTGGACATATAATGGCAAAGATTTTACCGAAGATTTGGTTGGTAATAATTATTACGGGTTCGTGTATCAGATAACTAATCTGACGAATGGTAGAAAATACATAGGCAAGAAATTCTTTTACTCTGCCAAAACCAAGCAAGTCAAAGGTAAGAAAAAGAAGTATAAGGCATCAAGCAATTGGCAAACTTACTATGGGAGTAGTGACAATCTGACCAAAGATGTGTTACAATTAGGTCATGAAAGCTTTAACAGAGAAATATTGCATCTTTGCCTTACCAAAGGTGAATGTGGTTATCTTGAAGCTAAAGAACAATTTAGGAATAATGTCCTAGAGACCGACAACTACTATAACTCATGGATAATGGTTAGAGTTAGAAAAGACCACATTAAAGGATACAATGCTAGAATTCTTACGGAGTATAAGTAAAGAACCTTACGATACCATTACTTTCATATCAGGAGATAAAAAAGATTCTCTTGAGGTAATGGCAAACTGTTATAGGGATAGTGGCACAAAATTAGGTGGCTCAAAACTAGGCGATTCGTTTGATATCATTCTGTTTAGAGAAGATGAGGATGGCAAACTTATTGATCCAGAAAAATTTGAAGCCATACTTTTGGAACCACTAGAGTATATTTCCAATATGATAAAAATTGATTGGTATGGTATTATCGCTAGGAAAACTACCACTTCCCAAAAATTTGTTGATACTATATTTGACAAACTGATAGAAGTGTGATATAATAGAGTTTTGAAACTATTGAAAGTTTGTTATGTTACTCGTAGACTTAAACCAAGTGTTACTTGCCGGACTTATGGCACAAATCTCAGCACAGAAAAATACCAAATTAGAAGAACCTTTAGTTCGGCATATGGTATTGAATATTATTCGTAACCATGTTAAGAATTTCAAAGGTGAATATGGAGAAGTAATATTGTGTTGTGATAATAGAAAATATTGGCGCAAAGAGTTTTTTCCATTTTACAAAGCAAGTCGTAAAAAGACCAGAGAAAAATCCGATTTAGATTGGCATTTTATTTTTGATATGCTATCCAAATTCAAATTAGAACTTAAAGAAAACTTCCCATACAAAGTAATTGATGTTGATGGTGCTGAGGCTGATGATATTATTGGCACATTGGTACCAATCTATGCTCGTGACCAAAAGATTTTGATTCTATCAAGCGATGGTGACTTCCTACAGTTACAACAATATGGTCCTAATGTGAAGCAATACAATCCATCACAAAAGAAATATGTAAAGTCGGAGAATCCAATCCTAGAACTCAAGGAGAAGATTATCCGTGGTGATAAAGGTGATGGCATACCTAATATGTTTTCACCATCTGATTGCTTTGTCCGTGACTTGAGGCAGAAGCCAATTACTAAAGTAATATTAGATAAGTATCTATGGGAAAATGTGGAAGTATATAATGAAACTGATAAAATCAATTTTGCTAGAAATTCTACACTAATTGACCTCACAAAGATTCCACCAGAGATTAAAGAAAAAATTATAAATACCTATGAAGAAACAAAACCAGCAAAAGGTAAATTGTTGAATTATTTTATTGAACATAAACTGAAAAACTTAATGGAAGTAATAGAGGAGTTTTAATGAAAAATTTATACGAAGTATTTGATGAATTTGAAGAAGCAAAGTCTAAAAAAGATAGGATGAGTATAATAGAAAAAAATCTATCAAAAGTTTTGGTTGATGTGTTTGAATTAACTTATCATCCTAAGTGTGAATGGTTGCTCAATGAAATACCTGACGGGTATAAGATTGCTCAAGACAATATACCTGGATTATCAGGTAATCAACTATCAACAGAACTGCGCAGAATGTATCTTTTTCAAAAGGGAAATGTTGCAGCTGAGCAATTAACTCCACAAAAAAGAAATGAATTATTATTACAACTGCTAGAGAGGCTTGAACCCCGTGAAGCAGAAGTGGTTATGGGTATACTCAATAAAGATTTGGGTGTGAGAGGTTTAGATTATAAATTCATAAAGGAAGCATTCCCTACACTACTACCATAAATGCACGGAACGGAGAAAATAATAGTCACTTCTGGAGCGTTTGATCCGCTCTCATTAGAGGAACTTATTTTCTTAAAAAAGTGCAAGAGAATGTGTGATTGGTTAGTAATAGGAATACATTCTGATTGGTGGATGTTATGGTCACAAGGTGGGTTTGTTCATAATTATGATACAAGGCGAGAAATACTTTCTAATTTAAGATGTGTTGATGAGATATTCACATTTAATGATTCTGATGGCACAATATTGCAATTGCTCAAGCTTTCTAAGATATGTTATCCAAATGCACAATTGGTTTATATGTCGGATAATAATTTAAACAATATGACTGAAACTAAAATTAAAGGCATTACTTTTGAAACAATGAAATAAGGAGAAGTTGGTGACAAAATTCGTAGGGAAGTTCCGTAAAAACCAAGATTATAATGATGATTACAAATATATGCCTCAGCGTAAGCATCGCAATGAGCACGCAGAAATCAAAAAATTGAAAAATCAAAATTATGATGATTTTCTCAAAAATCTAGATGAAAATACCAAAATGCAAGAAAACAGGTAATATGTTGTTTTGACACAACAAACCTATTGACATATAGCTAATAGTGTCATATAATAGAGTTCTTAGTTGAAAGGACTCTATTATGATGATATACGGTTATATTCCAAAATCCAAACCAAAGAAATTATCTAAAGCTCAGCAAGAGCAAAAGCATGATTGGGTGAAATCACTCAATAAAATCTCAGAAAAACGGATAATTGCCGTTCCTAAGAATATTTCTAAGCCATTTCCATCACCTAAGATTCCACCTGGCCGAGAAACGCCGAAATATGCGTCCTTGGATACAGGATTCATTC